CGCTTCGGTGGTCTTGTCGGTGATCTTGTCAAACTCAGCGCGGGCGTCCGTGGCCAGTTTAGCCATGCGTTCCCGCAGTTCGATTAGCTTAGACATATTAATTTCCTGTCGTCTTATTGCCTTGCCCAAGGGCAGAGATGGGCACCAGAAGCGGGAACCGCTACTTGGCTGCTGACCCAAGGGCCAGTTTCATGTGAAGCCGCGACCGTGTGGCCATGGCTTTGCGTTCGGGTTCTTGCGTTGCCTGCCGGTGCTCTTGCAGACTGCGAAGGCCAATGTCTGTTCCGTCATAAGCAGGGTTCGTGACAATTGAAACGTCTGATAAGGACGCCTGGCGAATGGTGCGTAAAGGGGTTTCCCCGCTGTCGTCCCACTCCTGAACTTCTGGATAAAAAGCAAAGCTCATTTTGTCCAGGTCGCCGCGCTTCATTTTTGGGACAATGGAGCGAACGTCTGGGTCTTCCGGGTCCAGCTCGGTTTCCATGTACAATCCGCGACTGTCTTCCCGAAGTGTCAAAGTTCCAGATCGAGTGCGGGCCAGCGGTAGCCCATCGTGATTGACCAGGAACACAACATCGTCGCGGCCGATGGCGTCACGGAATGCGCCGGGGGCAATTACTTCGCGGAACATTCCGCCAATGTCAGCCTCTTCGTTGAACACGGCGGCATAGCCAGACACCTTGATTGCTTCGCCATCCATTCGAATTTCAACCGGCTTGCCGGCTCTAAGTTCATGCTTCATTGCTTGTTCCTTCTGTGGCCGGAGGTGTAATGGGCTGGGAGCCGAGCGGGACTGTGGCGCCCTGAATCATTAACTTGTCGCCCTCGTCCATGTCCGGGCGGTTCTCTTGTCTGCGGGCTTCGTTCGGCGTCAGCACGGCGTTCTGGATGCCGGATGCGTACCCTTCCATGCGGGTCTTGAAGTCGCCTCGCAGCAGTCCGTCCAGATTGAACTCGACATAAAATTCATTATTCAACTTACCGAACAGCTTCAGGTTCATCTCCTGTTCAGTTTGCTCGACCCACCGCTTAATGGTGTGCTTAACAAAATGGAGATCCTGCTGCTCTGTGTTGCTGAACGTGCCATTGCTCAAATCCTGCAAGAACGTCGGCGGCAGAGAATAGATTCGGGCGTACTCTTCAATCAGGAATCGCTTCAGCTCAACCAGTTGAGACTTCTCTGGGTCAATACCGATGCTCTTTATTTCATGCCCGGTGGGCAAAGACAGGGCCAGGCGGTTTTCTTTTGAGGCCGCACGTATAGCGCTTTGAAGATCGTCGGATGCGCGCTTCAAAGCAGCGCCTGATTCAAAGTTTCCGGTAATCATGAAAGGAGGAACGCCGCCGTTCTGGAACAGCTTTGAGCCGTAACGTGTGGCTGCCAATCCCAGGCCAATGGTGTCAGCGTTGCTCAATATCGGACTGCGGCACCTCATCATGTCTGAGTGCAGGCTGAACGGAATATCGATGATTTCATTGGCTGAGTATGGGATCTCGTTACGGCCCCGCTCCTTGTAGCGGTATACCTTGCGCCCGCCGCGCATTTCGATCTTTACCGTCTCGGGGTTGAGCGGCCATAGATTGATGACCCGGCCCGCCGCATTTCTTTCGATAAATGTAAGCGACCGCCCGCCCGTGAACACCTGTTCATAACAATACTTTCGGGCGTCAAAGCTGCTGGTTTCGTCGTTCCATGAGTCGTGCAGGATCTTGGCAAGAGGGCTATCGACTTTCTCTCTTCCGTTTTCTGTCTTTTGGTACAGGTTAAGGGGCAGTCCAGCCATAGTGCCGCTTATAAAATTCACAGCCGCCCATATGGCGGGCACCCCCATAGCTTTCTCGATTGTGACTGTGATGCCTGAAGCGCTCAGTCCGCCTGATACGTTCAGAAAATCAATGACGGCCTCGGAGGAAATAGGGACACGCGGATCCTCAATGCTCGACCGCTCCTCTGGTGCTTTTCTATTTCGGTTCCAGAAAGCCATATTTAGTCCAATATTGAGAAGTTTTCGTTTTCCCAAGGGGAGGCTGGCGACTGATCTTCGCCATGCCGAATTGCACGGCTAAGGGCCATGATGGTGCCCACAACGCCGTCAATCTTTGATTCAGCGCGCTCTTTGTTGGGGTATATGTTGTCTTTTGCGTCCATTTTTGCCACCACGTTTGACACCATCCAGGTAAGAACGGGGCAGTTGCCGTGGGCCAGCTTGCGCTCCAGCACCAGCTTTTCCATCTCCTTCATCGGCTCGCTGATGTTCTGCACGGTTTGGCGCACCTCAACCATCTGCAAGCCTTCGGCTTCCATTTCCTGTGCCAGCTGGGTGGCCTGCCAGGGGTCGTATGCAACCTGCTCAAGATCGAAACGGCCGGCGAACTCGCGCAGGTCGTCTTTGATAACTTCGTACTCGATCACTTCACCATCCGTGAGCGTCATCATTCCGAGGTTGTTGAACTCCATGTAGCGGCTGGAGTTGCTATCCATGTGCTCCAGTACCCGGGCTTCAGGTAGGTAGTAACGGCCGTGCAAGTGCCAGATCGGGTCGCCTTCAATGGGCGGGAAAAGCAGCAGGGTAGCGGCTACGTCAATCTTGCTTGCGAGATCCAGCCCGGCAATGCAGCGCCGGCCTTCCAGTTCCGCCAGCGTCTTGCGTTTCGGTTGGTTCTGCCACTTCAGCATGTTCATCCACGCCGACTTTGCACCCACCCATTCGTTCAGGTGTTTGGTGCGGAATGTTGCCTGTTTGGATGTGGACTGCATGGCTTCGCGCTGGCGCGATACAAGGAAATCACCCGACACTGAAATGTCATAGTTTGGATTGGCTTTGCGCAGTACATTTTCGTCTGTCCAATCGTCGCCTTTGTCGATGGTGTAGAGCATCGCCCACAGGTCATCGCGCTGAATCGCACCTTCCAGCATTCGCTCGCAGTCGCGTACAAGCTGATGACAGGGCCCGCCGATACTTGAGCCAGCCGTGGTTATTACCAGCATCAGCGGTTGTTCCCGGGCACCCATGCCGGTTTCCATGGTATCGAATAGGGTTGAGTCCTGGTGTTCGTGGTACTCATCCACTATCGCGCAGGAAGGTGACGATCCATCACCAGGCTTTCCGATAACTGGCTCAAAACGGCTGCCGTCTTCCATTCTTATCAGGTTGCCGGCGTTCACATCGATTCCGAAATGCTCGCGCAGCTGCGGTGTGCGCTCTGCCATTAGTTTGGCTGGCCTGAATACTTCCCAGGCTTGCTTCTCTGTCGTGGCGCCGGAGTAGATTTCCGCGCCGAATTCGCCATCAGCTGAGAACATGAACAGACCCAGGCCACCGCCGATGATCGACTTCCCGTTCTTTCTTGGAACAAAAACCATGATGGTTCGGAAGCGCCGAGTTTTATCCTTCTTCCGAATCCATCCGAACGGAACGCAGATGGCGAACAGCTGCCAGGGTTCCAGCCTGATTGTCTCGCGCTTACTGGCCCACTTGCCCTTGGTGTGGGGCAGTAGCTGCATGAACTTGGCGACTTTCTCCGCCAGCGCTGGCTCAAACTTGTAAGGGTATGCACGGGTTCGGCTGGCCCGCTTGTCGTCAAAGTGCCGTTGGCACGCAAGCTTGATCCATTTGCATGCCGGTGTCTTACCGGCGATCACCATGCGTGCGTAATCCTCCGCCTGCTTAACCAGCGGATACTTCTTTGCAGTGGTCATTAAAGTACAGCGAACGGGTTACCCTGGGCTTTCTTCTGAGCAGGGCCGGCAACTTTGGCGCGGTCAGAGGGCGTCATTCCGAACTTTCCGAGCAGTGCTTCCAGTCGAACCAGCTTCGCCGCGGTGAACTCCACCGGATCTAGCCGGAACTGGTCGAGCAGGGCGCAGCATATTTCTAACGCGAACCTATCCGCTTCTGTGATCACATTCTTCGGCGCAGCTTTAACAATGTCTTTCCAGATTTCACGCTGAGCAGCCGGTAGGTGCAAAGGGCACGCTTTCAGCTTGCCGGTATCCGGATCTTCACGCTCGCGCTGGGGGTTCTTGTCGAACGCTCCCTTCATTTTTAGCACGTTCGTCGGAGTGCGTGGTCTGGCCATTTCAAAACCTGAATTTTGTGGACGTAAAAAAGTGAC